ATACGTCTGAGAAACGCATAATGTATAATCTGCGTAAAGTATGCAAAAGGATTACGGGATTTCTCAGGATCAAAATTATGTATATATTGAACGCAATTTTCGATTCCATCTGATATCATGTCCTCCCGAAACATGTAGTTTACAAAGTTTGGTTTATAAGAAAGATGAGTTGCTATTTTTAAAAAACAAGAACCAAGATAATTTGGAATAGGTGGTTTACCTTCCCAAGGCCCAGATTTAGGAGGATCTTGATCATACTTTTTAATAAACTTTTCTCTTGCTATTGCAACTTTTCCTCTATAAACAATCATCGCTTCCAGCAATTCTTTGTTATTTACATAATGTTCCGTCTTTTTTCTAGGCATGGCATGGCATTCCCTTGTTACTAATTGTTTTTATTATATCACAAAAACATGGCCTTGACAAGGTAATGAATTATGAGTAAAATAACTCTGTCAGGGTTGAAAGGAAGCTATTAGCTTTCTTTAGATTCTATTTCTAATTTAAATACATCTTCCAATTTTTTTCTAGATTTATCTACAGAAGATATATATCCCATTTTAGCATCTGGTTTAATTTCACCTGATGTAGGAATATGAACTGAGTTTTCTGCTATAGAATCTTCTAAGAATTTATTATAAAAATGAATTAATTTATCATCTTTAGTTTCCGTCATAGTAATAATTTTATCTAACTTAATCATAAAACAATCTTCAGTAGTTAATTCTAACCATGGTTTTACTTTAATATAATAACCATGTGTATTCTGCTGCATTTTCATAATAAGTGGATTCTGTAAGACTAATATAGTTTCTTCTCCACTATCATCAGGCATAACAAGAGCCATTATCTCTTCACCAGATACCAATTTAATTATTGCGTAAAATTCTTCTCCCATTAGTTTTTAAGTGGTATGTTTACTATATCATAATTGAATTTCTCTTCGTTATACACTTTAATTCTTTCAATTAAATGATTTAGTGTATAATTTTTTTGAGATTTGTAACTAATGTCATCAGCAATATCATATAAAGTTGCTCTTGTTTTTTGTTCTCCTTTTCGGAGTACCCTCCCTATTGATTGTAAATTTCTAATTCTAGACTTAGACGGAGAAGCAAAAATGACGTTGTGAAGGTTTTTAATATTAATACCTGTGGAGAATGTTCCATAAGACGCTACAATAATTGCATTGTTTTCTCTTTCAGTTATTTCTCTAACTTTTTCTCTATCTTCAGTATCTACACCACCGTGAATAAAAAAGACACGACGATTTTCAATAATGTTACTATTATTTATTAATTCATATAATGGTTCTCCATGCCCTTCTACTCTGGCAAATAAGATAAGAGTATTACCTTTAAGATCTAAAGCTAAGTTTTTAATAAACTTATTTCTACGACTATGATTAATAATATACTGTATCTCTTCTTCAAATGTATTAAACTTTGTTGGTGGGTGTTTCAATAGAAGCACGTTAATATCCAATGTAGCCAAATGACCTTTCTTCATAAGTTCATCGGTCTTAATAATTTTATAGGAGGGGCCAAAAAGACCTTCTAAAACCCACTTATGTGTTTCTGATCCATCTAATGTTCCAGTAAAACCGAATCTATACTTTGCATCTCCCAATTTAGTCATAATAGATACTAAGGATTTAGACTTAAATTGATGAGCCTCATCTCCTACTACAACATTAAATCTTTGGAAATATTTTCTAGGAAGTTTATAGATAGATTGCCAGGTGGTAATAATAACTTGAGATTCTGTTTCTCTTTCTTTACCCGCATAAATTTTGTGACAATATGAACCAACGTCCCATCCATAATCCGAAAAGTCCTTATACATCTGCTCTACCAGAGATGTCGTTGGAACAACTATCAATGTATTTTTCTGTTGCTCTACGAAGTACCGCACTATTGAGTAAATCATCAAAGATTTACCAGAGGCAGTGGGGCTTAGCAATAGTCTTCTATTGTGTCTTAGAGCATCGTATACTCCCTCAATTTGATAATCTCTAGGTTTATACTTAGAGATTGCTGTCATATAATCTTTAACACCTTCTTTTGAAATCATTTCATTGACTTCAAAAGGAAGACCATAATACTTACTCTCTATAAATTCGTAAGTATATCCATGATCTTTACAAAACTGAACTATCCTATCTAATAAACCAATATATATCTCACCCTTCTGTGTATTAAATAATCTTATTTTTCCATCCCAATATTTATTTTTATAAGCTGGAGAAAATTTTGCACCAGGTACTTCAAAAGTAAACTGATCCGCTAACTCATAATAAACATGCACTTCCGCATCTACATGAAGATAAACTTCATTGCGTTTTGATATAACCAAATGTGACATAAAATAATGTTCATTTGGAAATATTTATCAACTAAATCCAGACTGGAATTTATGCCATTCTATAGAATTTTTAATCTGAAAAGTTCTATTAGATATATTTTTTATAATCTCTTCTAAAAATTTTAGTGTAGTATCATAATACCTAATCTTAAGATCTATCTTAGTTAATTTTTCATCAGCATCTAAATGTCTTTGTATAGCATCCTTTTCCCTCACCTTATATGGAAATGGATCTTCGGCATAAACTTCGGGTTCTGCTTTCCCAGTATAGTAATTATATCTTTCCAATCTTATTTTACTATATTGTTCTCTTGCTTTTTCACGCAATAAAGTAATAGTATTATAAACAGTATAATACTTAGAATGTAATTGAGGAATTTTTAGTGATTCATCATGTAGGTTATCAGGGTCAATGACAGCATCACGCTCCCACATCTCCTGAATTTGATCAAGATTCATAAAGGAGTTCTATTATCTGGTTGTAAAATATTGTATATAGTATACTTGAAAGTAGCCTCTGCTGTAAAGTAGTTAATATCAGTATCAGTCGCCTCAAAGTCTAAAGAAGTCAAAGAAACTGGAAATAGACCTTCAAATTTTACAATTCCCGTAGTTCTATAATTACTATTTAAAATATAAAGAGATGCATCACTAAATGCTAATTCCCTATCTTCATCGCCCAATCTATTAGAATTTTCATTACTCTCTGTTACTAAATCTTTATATTGCTGTGTAGTTTCAGGAAATCCAAGACCTACTAACCAATTATGAATAGCCATATAGTTTTCCATTTCTTCATCAACCAGAAATCTTAATGATAAATCCCCATATTGCAATTTATCACCAGGTACATCAATATCCTTTAAGTAACTAGGTTGTATAGCAGTTCCTAAAGTAATTTCAGGTATTCTAGCTGAATTGCAGAAAAAATCAACCTTTGGAGTTTTGGCAAGAGTAAATTTAAATCCTATAGGGGATAAGAAATTTCTATTAGGTATTTGATTTTCTAATGGATTACGTGCCATTTCTAACCTCCGTTACCTCCTCCACCATTTCCACCGTTGCCGTTACCACCATTTCCGTTCCCACTGCCACCATTACTATGCCCATTACCATTAGAGCCATTCTTTTTCCCATTACCATCCTCTCCATCATCATCATGTTCAAGATACCCTCTACCACCTACATGGTATCCACGTGGAATCTTTTTACATTTTTTATCAGTATAACACCAATATTGACCTGAAGGGCATCTTTTTTCAGCTGCCTCTTCAATAAATCTATCAAAATCTTTCATTAGTCAATAATAAGATTAAACCATTCTTCACTCATACCCATGATGATTTTATCTGCAGATTTTGCATCCTCCGCATAACCTTCACTTATAAGATGTTCTACTATTATAGCATGACGGTCAATAGCCTCTCTATGCTCTTTGGGGGTTGGTTTCATTGTAATACTACTTTTATTTGTATTTATTCACTTACAACTGTAGCATTCTTCCACCATTGTGGTTGATAAGTAATTCCTTGATCTGTTGTTACGGTTGTATTTTTTTGTGCGTCTGCATCTGCTTGATTAGCATATACTTTTCTTTTATCGTATTCATTGCTCCAAGCATTATCTCCAGTATAATATTCTACTCCACCATCAGGAACAGCAGATCCTAAAATACTTGTTTTTTTAATATGATAAGGCATTAGTTCAGTTTGCAGGTCTCCTGTTCTTATTTATCCGCATCTTTGCGTATATCATCATGCAAATTATCCATAGCATCCCTTTCAATTTGTTCTGATAATTTTTGTTTAGCTGCAGTTACTCCTGCCAATCTCTGCTCAAGTGTATCCTGAACACGAGTGTAAATCTTCATTTGCCACTCACGGTATTCTTTAATAGACTTTCTTACTCTACAGAACATGGTTCTTAATATAACTTTATAATTTATTTATGACAAAAAAAAGACCCTTCCGAAGAAGAGTCTTGAAATGAAGTAGTAATATCCGAATTACATGAGGTTAGTAACTCTAACACGACGATAGTAAACATTGCTGTTCTTCTTAATCGAGCCAGGATCACTAGTAGTACCACCTTGTGAGAATGGGTTAGCGACGATGCCGTAACGAGTCTTAAACCCGATTTTTGGCTGGAAGGTGTTCTCTCCAACTGCACGAACCATCTGTAGTGGAACGTATGGGCAATAGAACAATCCTGCGTCGTAAGGTGAAGTACCTTTGTAACCAACAACGTAGTATTGACCACCAAGTGTTGCAGGTGCACCAAATTGACCTTGGTTCTGACCACCAGCATATGGGTCAATGTATACTTTATACTTACCTTGTAGAGTACCAGCAAATGTATTACCAGTATCATCAACGTTAAGGTTAGCGTTGAGAGCAGGTGTGTAATCCAATACACCAGCCATTGTTAGAGCAGAAGCAACGTCTGCGGAGCAAAGGATCATATTGCCCTTTCCACGACGAGTTTGCTGTGCAATAGCGTTAGCGTCTCTTTCCATCTGGAAAATAAGACCCTTAAACTTCTCAACAGACCATCTACCATTAGAGTCAATGTCGAGGTCGAATGTACCAGCATTAGCAACGTTTGACTGAGCACCAGACTTAGCAACGTTATAGATTGTACGAATGACTTCCCTGTTAATTTCAGCAAGGATTTCAGTCGAAAGAATGTTGGCAAGTTCTGCCTCTGCATTCAATCCGTGGATTGCCTTTAAGTCTTGAGCAAGTTCTAGACTGTACTCTGCTTTTAAAGCACGTGACTTAGCAGTAACGGTGACTTTCTCGATTGAGAATGCCATCTCGTTGAACTGAGGTGAACCATCACTACCTAGAGCTTCTGCCCAAGCAGTTGTGTTACCTTCACCAACGTTGTATGTTTGACTATCAGCACCAGCACTGTTAAGAAGACCAGGATCTCCACCTCTTTGAGCAGTTGTACCTAAACCAACACTTACGCTACCAGAGTTGGCGACGTATCCATCTGCTCCAGAAGCACCAGCGAAATCTGTACCGATACCAGAGAATGCAGAATCTGCTTCATCATAGAATGCTTCGTTTCCAGTCTGAGACTTGTAACGAGAACGCATTGCAAAGATAAGGCCAGTAGGACCATTCATTGGTTGAACGCCAGCTAAGTCATATGCGACTAAGTTAGGCATTGCACGACGAATCAGGCTAATAAGCACTGGATCGAAGTTTGCTATGTTAGCACCTGTAGAGTTAGTAGGTGCTGCCTCTCCAAGGAACTCTTGCTCCTCTTTAAGAATTTTTTCTTGGTTCTCCAAGAGAACTGCGGTTACCATTCTACGATGAGAATCTTTTATTTCCCCCATACCATCATGGTCTAGGAGTGGTGCCCACTTCTCCTGCAGATGTTCAGCATTGAACGCTTGCATTTGATTTTACCTTTTTAAAATTTTTAAGTTAGTTTGTTCTATAATATAGAAATCATTTTTTAGAGACTCTATTCATTGTCTGAAGATAGCTTTCCATCAAGGTTGAATTAACTTGAGGTGCCTCAGCTGTTCCTTCTGAAATTGTTTCTGAGTGGTCTCTTTGGCCAGGATTGGTTGGAAAGTATGACTCTCTCAACGTTACTAGCTTTTCACGATAGGCTTCTTCACTAACAAACTCAACATTATTGGCAAGAGAAGCGAGTTTTTCCTTCTGGGAAAGTGCTAGACCCTCGGATACGTCTGCTTGAATTACATCAGCAACCGATTCGGCCAATCTCTTATTAAGAGCAACATTCTTTTCGATCTGCTCGTTGAGTTTTGACTCCATTTCATCAAGTTTTTCTACCATACTATTAAGGACATCATATTTCTCTTCAGGGATAGTTACATAATGATCTTCAAATAGTGACTTCATACCTCCTAAGAAGGATTCAGTCATTTCTGTTTTAAGTCCATGCTCGACAGCGAGGGCATTTTCCTCCAACCACTCGTCAGCGACATACTCAAGATAAGCATCAGTTCTATCTTCGAGTTCTTCTTTAATGGACGTAATTTCTTCTGTTAAAGTAGTTTCGTACTCTTTAGCCAGTTCTTCTTTTAATTCAGCAACTCGTGTTTTAATTGCTGTCTCAAAAATTGTCCGTGCTCTTTCTTGGAATTCCTCAGAAAGTTCTTCACCAGCAATAAGAGCATTG